GTAATGTGCAAGCGGCTGTCGATAGCGGCTTCTTTGACTTCCTTCGGGCAATCGAAACAGACCTCCTGCCTCACTGCAAGCACACGTTTGTGATGAAGCAGCCGTGTATGGAGGCCGATGACATTATCGCTGCCCTTGTTGAGCAGTATAGAGCGTCTCAGCAAATCCTAATCCACTCCAATGATGCCGATTTCCAAGCACTGGTTGATGAGAATGTCAGTGTCACCGACCGCAGCAAAAAACTGGCACACGTCGAACCTCACGACATACGGCTGTACAAAACGCTCGTCGGGGATGCTTACGATAACATTGGGGGCATCGAAGGCTTTGGTGATGGCAAATGGCTCACCTTGACCGAGACCGATAAAGAAGCGTGGCAATGTTTCCTGAAAGAAGAGATACCTGAATGGATGGGTGACAACCTTTACCCGCTTAACGGCCTGACTAAAAAGCCTCGTGAGTGGATGGCGATTACAGAGAACCAACAATTGTTACGAGTTTACTGGAAGATTGTAGGGTTTTTACCTGTTAATATGCAGGAACTGAGTGACAAATACACCTCAGTTGGAGTTTACAATCCTGCCAAATTCCAAGAAACGCTTGATAAATTTATGTGGAGTTAAGTTGAACTCAAGACACGCCCGTCAACTCTACCCTATTGCCCATTGTTTCCATTGTGGAAACCAACTGGGTATGGGTGAGGAGTACACAGTAGTTAGACAGGCTTTCAAACCTCCGCGTTCGTATGATCGTTGGAACGTGATAGGTAAAGCTTGTGTTAATTGTGAAGACCTAAAGAACACATACGACCTTAACGAACCCCTACCACTCAAGTGAGTCCATACCATGTTAGACCCGAACAAAATAGCGAAGACCCTTGTTGATCGCCGCAACCTAAACGCGATACTTCCAAAACTCGCCGCCACGCTCGCCAAAACCCAACTGCTTGGCTTTGACATCGAAACCCATGATGCGTTACGCCATGAAGGGTTAAATCAACTGATGAAGATTGACGATGACGGTAAAAAGTCAGCAGGCTCAAAGTTAATCTTCGATACTAACCGTACAACCGTAACTGGCTTCTCCCTCTACCCTGATGGCACTAATGAATCTTATTACTTTAATCTTGCCCATGCTGATACCGAGAACTGTATTAGCTTCGACGAGATTCGTCACCTCTTAGATACCTACGAAGGCTATTACGTCATCCACAATGCACCGTTTGAGATTGTGATGTTGGAGAAAGGCTTAAACACAAAATGGAAGCTCCCTCATGGCAAGGTGATTGACACGCTGATTCTATGCGTCACCGCGTACAACTCTGATACCTATACGAAGTCCGAGTTCGCCAAACGTCAACTGACAGGCTTATATAAGCTGATACCCGACATTATGGTGGCTTATGGCAGCGGTGACATTGAACGGCAAGAGGATTTGGTGAACAAGTTCTGTGCTAAGGAAAGCGATGCGGCTCACTCTTACAACGGTTTCGTTAAAGAGTTTGCGTGGGGTTTCAATCTCAAGAAAGCCAGTAAGCATTGGCTTAACTATGCCCAAACAACCTTTGAGGAAGTTTTGCAGGGTAGAGGCCACATGGGGCAGCTTACAGGAGCTGAGGTTGTCAACTACGGTGCCGATGATGCAATTACCTGCGTTGGCCTCTACCATGAGGTAATGGCTTGGCTGATGCAAGAGAACCCTAATGCGATTAAAACCTTCTTTAACCAAGAGAATCCTTGCTGCTGGGTTTATGCTCAGATGAATGCAAGTGGGATGCGTGTTGACGTTGACGCAATCTATCGCGCCCAAGATTCTCAGCGTATTGAGTACGCTGCTGGCTTGCGTAAAATGAAAACTATTCTTGCCGAAGCGTTAAGCACTGTCTGGACAGGTGAGCCGAGTCAACAACTCCTTAAATATGAGAAGTGGTACGAGAAAGGCCGCGACCGTTACCTGAGACTGATTAAACAGTTCGTCGCGTTACCTGATAACTTATCGGATTATGACCTTGTTAACTTTGGCGTTCGTTCGCCTGTCGGTAAAGGCTGGAGTGGGGAGGAGGTTAATTGTGTGAATTTGTCACACTATATGCCCATGCGCGTCATCTTGTTTGAAATCTTCGGTCTAAAAGCGATGGTTGAGGCGCGTAAGATTCAATCTGACGGTGAGGCGCGTGACAAGTTACGGGCGAAGGCAGAGGAGAGCGGAAACAAGCTAGTGGTGGAGTTGATGGATTGTTATAAAGCGATGAGTGAGATCGAGGGATCACTCAAACTTTACATAACTAACTATTTAAAAATGCTAGACCCTGATACTGGAAGACTTTACCCCAGTATTAGTTCCATCTTAGATACACGGCGTACTGCTACCTCAAACCCTTCCCCTCAGCAGTTAACCAAGTTTGGTAGTAGTAAATTTGTCCGCTCATTCTTTTTACCTGATGATGAGAACTCCGTCATATTAGCACCAGACTTTAGTGCCATCGAACTTGTAATAATTGGAGGATATTCTAATGACGCAGGCTTTATTAAAGCTTACGGTCAAAGACCTCATGCTGACCTGCACAGCCACACAGGGGCTTTTATGTCAGGGTTAACGATTGAGGAATTTAATGCTTTACCTGATAAAAAACAAAGACGTACAGAGGCCAAGGCCGCGTCCTTCGGCTTTTGGTATTCAGGCTCTCTCAGCACTGTGGGTAAACCTTTGGGGTGGAGCCAAGAGAAGATATGGGAGATGACAGACATCTACAAGAATGGTTACGCTGAAGCCGAACAATGGCGTTTAGATACTATAGCGGAAGCAAAACAACGTGGCTATGTCGAACTACCTGACCATCTTCGTCGGTATCGCTTCGAGGCAACCCCGATGTGGGCCACACTGATGCAGCAAAAGTTTGAGAAGCTGGGTGTTAATGAATTCGGTAAACAATGTATCCGACGGATTCAAGCTAGAGCTAATAATCAAGGTTTGAATGCTGCCGTACAGGGTTTATGTGCGACTTACGCCAAGCGTAAACTTTACCGAGCGATGTTCAAAGACTTCCCACGTTTAGGTTTACGGGCAAGAGTGATGACCCTTGTCCATGATGAGTTAGTCGTTTCTGTGCATAGAGATGACGTTATGAAGGCTAAGAGTTACCTCTATGAGTTGATGATTGACGGTGAAGATATATTTGAAAATGTAAAGATTGACTCTAGCATGGCGATGGGGCGTAATTATTTGGCTTTTCATCCTGAGAAGAACAAGAAAGGTTTAGTTGAGCTGATGGAGATTGACAAGGAACTGCCTTGTATTCCTAAAGAGCGTTGGGGTCAAAAGGCTACTGACGAAGAGACAGGACTCATACTTGAACACCTTTTCAGTTAGGTTTACAATTCTCAACACTTAGAGAGTACCGTGATGGGGAAACTTTAGGTTATCCTTAAACGATGAAGAAACCGTTTTTCCAAGCTTGTTGGGTTTTCGTTTAGACCCTCCATCACCAAGCAACAGGAAAGCGGTTTTTTCATTTCTGAGAGTTGAAGCTTATGAAAGATTTAGTTCACGGCGTTGGTGTGAATGATCGAAAGTACCCCTCATGGGTAAACGGTAAAATTGCTAAAGAGTATCACCTTTGGAATAGTCTCCTCCTTCGTTGCTACAACCCTAAACACCATAAAAGACAACCCACTTATATAGGTTGCACCACCAGTGAAAACTTTAAAAACTACTCCTACTTTCACGATTGGTGTCAAAATCAAATAGGTTTTAATCAAGAAGGCTACCAGTTAGACAAAGACTTAATCCTCAAAGGGAATAAACTGTACTCAGAAGACACCTGCTTATTCATACCGAGTGAGTTAAACACTCTGCTAATTAACCGTAAGGTTGATAGAGGTAACTTACCTTTAGGGGTCTCAGCTCACCAAGGTAGATTTAGAGTTAGATGTTGTAAGGGTTCCCCTAATCGCCACATAGGTCTCTTTAACACTGCGGAGGAAGCATTTGCAGCTTATAAGCGAGTCAAAGAAGCCTTTATCAGACTTCAAGCTGAGAAGTGGAGAGCCTTTATTGATCCAAGAGCCTATGAAGCTCTGATAAGCTACACTGTTTCAATTACTGATTAGATGAACTTATGCTAGTATTACTCAAACGCACTCTGGGTAATTTTGCTATGGCATTTTCTAACTTCTCAAAACACTTAATGTTATCTCAACTGCTCACTGCAACCTCAACAATCGCAGGTGAGCATAGAGTGGCCTTGGGAAACAATGGCACTTTACTATCTTCGGCTACACATCTTGGCGCAACCGAACAGAACGTATTGTTGAAAACATACGGTCACAACCCCCCGTCGATCACCAACACCACAGGTTTAATCTGGACGGCAATCAACAACTGGCCAACGCCAATTACAGAAGTTTACATTCTTAATGCCTTATCCAATGATGTACTGTTAACAGGTAAATTAGACAACCCTCATGAGATGTTGGCAGGGAATATCTTCAACTTGGAAGCTTTATCTTGGGAGGCAGCGATTGTTTAACTCTACTGCCTTCAGTCATGTCAGGCTAAACCTAGTTCAGAATCTCGGCCTAAATTTTTTTGAGGTTGAGACTGAGTACACAGAATTTGCGAGCAGTACCAATCTAGGCGGGAGCTACCAGTTTTCGTTAAAGGTAGAAGCACCCAGCCTGAGAGCGTTCAACGTCGTCGTACCTGTGTTGCGGTATTACCAAAACCATGATGGCAGCTTAGATATAACTTACAACAAAGATACCAATATGGCGTGGGTTGATTGGATGTACAACATTCATAAACTCGACCGTTATTTCCTGTTTAATCACCCTGTTTATGGCACTCTGAAAGTTAGATTCAAAGAGCCGTTGAAAGTACCGAAGGGTTTGAAAGGAGGCCATGCCTGTGTTGAAAGTCTTGAACTGCGGTTGATTGAAATCCCCTCCGATGCCTCTTACCAGCAATTTAACCCGCGCAGTTTTGATGAGTTAGGTTTCGACTTCCCTTTCCATTGTGTTAGCAGCGAGTACCAGCAAGAAGGTACAACCGCTGTCTTGGGCGGTAACTATACCTATGCAGTTCGCGGTGCTAAACCTGAACAGAGAAAGTTTACGCTGTACTTTAAAGGTATGAAGTATTATCAAGACGGAGCAGGTAAGCTCGACCCGTTTTTGAACAGTACCTTAAATATGGGGGCTTTAGAGCTTTTCTATAAACAATTCAAACTAAGCCAGCCTTTTTATTATAACCATCCTGTTTACGGTAAACTGAAAGTCCGTTTCAACAACCCGCTGAAAGTACCTAAGCTCCTAAGAAAAGGCGACGGCTGGGTTGGAGACTTCCAGTTAGAACTTATTGAAGAGGTGGAAGATGCTACAAGGTACTGCTGATCCTAAACACAGGGCCGAGGCTGCCTCGCTACGTCCTGAGCCTTATGTTGAGTTGTTTAAGTTGACCATCGACCGAGATGCCAACACAGCCATTTATATGACTAACCACCCGCGTGTTCGTTGGGATTTAGTTCAAGGCTCTGAACGATTTTGGGAAAACTATCCGTTAATCTTTAGCGGTTACAATACCCAAACGACAGGTGAACAAAGTCGGCCAAAGTTACAAATTGCCAACCCAAATGGTTTGTTTAGTCGCTATATTGCCGATAGGATTTTGAAGAAAGCAATCCTTGAGCGGTACATGGTTTTGCGTGATGACTTAATCGGAAACAATCCCCGCTACCTTCGGAACAAATGGGTGGTCAACAGGGTGTTAAACTTGACACGGGAAACCATTACGTTTGAGTTACGCAGCGTGTTGGATGGAACGAGGTACACTTTACCTGTACGGCAATATATTTCTCCTGAGTTCCCCGCAACCAGTTTAAGCTAACGAGGTAAATGTGGATATTGGTGAACTACTAAATAAATCTTACGTGGATGGCAAAGACGATTGCTACGGTTTGGCTCGTCAATACTATGAAGCTGAGTACGGACTCATCCTCCGCAACTACGCTAGGCCAATAGGGTTTGATGAGGCGAACCTCCCACTGCTGGATGAGAATTTCCAGCGCGAGGGTTTTGTATCTTTAGGTGTTCCTGCGATGATAAGCCTTGAACGCGGGGATGGTTTACTGTTCAACCTTTTCCACAGCAAACACGTAAACCATGTTGGCGTTTACATTGGCAACGGTTATTTTATCCATCACCTTTACCAGAAGGTCTCAGTCTGTGATCGACTCGACGCACGTTGGTACAATAGAGTCATGCGAGTTGTCCGCCATCCTGATATTACACTGGCGAATGATACGCGCATAACTAAGGTCAGCATTTTGGATTTACTCCCACCACACCTACGGGGACGAGTATAATGTTAGCTGAAAAACTCCTACCTTACTGGGATAGTCAAGTAGAACGCTGCGGCTATGTTACCTTAGGTAATACGGTAGTTGAGCTGGAGAATATCCACCCTGACAAGCGAAACGCTTTTGAGATTGCAGCTATCCCCAGTGAAGCTGTGGCTTTATGGCACACTCACCCTTCAGGTTGCCCAAACTTATCTGTGGAAGACTTCCACCTGTTTCGCAGCCTACCTAAGCTGCTCCATATCATTGTGGGTCGGGCGAATTTAGCTTACTATTTCGTTGATACCGATGGGGTACTATTGAGGAAGGATGATGAGTAATCAATTCACTATTCGGTTGGAAGGATATATGAAACGCTTCCACCCTGAAGTAATTACCTTGATGGCTACAACCCCTCGTGAGGCTTTAAGCTTATTACAAAATTACCTGCCCAAGGGTGTCCGTCACCTTGTTCGGATCGCCGAATTGCCTTGTGAAGCAGCCTTTGATAACCCAAACCCAAGTGAGAAGACCCTCACAATCACGCCCATTATTATGGGTGGAGGCGGCGGTAAAAAAGGTGCAGGTTTCCAAATTGCAATTGGCATCCTCCTAATCGCTTTGGCGGTTACAGGTGTCGGCTTAGGGGCTTCGGGATTTTTCACTAAAATTGGTATAAGCAAAGGTGCGTTAATCCTAACTGGAGCGCAACTGATGCTTGGTGGGGCACTTCAGCTCCTCCAGAAAACACCTAAGGCTGACCCCACACAGGGGGACATGAAGAGTCGATTCATTAACGGCAAAGGCAACACGATTGAGGAAGGCACACCGATACCCCTTATCTATGGCTTGCAAAAAGTTTATGGCCAAATCCTATCATTCGACATCGACGCTGAGGGGTACGACCCAAGAGTATGAAAATAAATAATATCGTTACCTACAAAGGCGCAGGTGGTAAAAAGCCTCGTACACCTGTCACCACGAATGACAACATCTTTTCACGCGACCGTGTTGAATTACTACTCGGTGTAGGCGAGGGGGAAATCTTTGGCTTGGAGAATGGGGAGAAGAGTTTCTTTGTCGGAGATGTCCCCCTAAAGGATGCTGCTGGAGTAGATATTTTCCAAGACTTCACAGCAACACCTTACAATGGTGGCTCAAGCCCTATCTCAATTACTTTTGCACTTGGCGGTGAGTCACACAGCACCGATGTGGGTGTAGCCGTAACTCAGAAGTCCCCTGTTGTCCGTTACACTCCAGCTAATATGCGCGGTCGATTTTCTAAGATTGATGTGCGTATTAACATCGCGCAACTCTATGCCGAGAATGTAGATGGGGACGTTCTAAATAACACGGCAAAATTCCGTGTAGAGTGGAAAGCCACCAGTTCTCCTACTTGGAACATTGTTGGAGTGATGCCCTCAATCTTAGGCTTAGACCCTGCGGTTACTCTAAGCATTGTATCCCAAGCCGACACACTTAATGGCTACCAACTCTACGGCAAAACCAGCTCTGGTTTCGTACTAGACTTCTCCTTCACGGTGCCCGTTTCCGATACCGATGACTATGCTCTTCGGGTGACAAAGTTTAATCCTGATACCGACCCGACAGTGACACTAAGAACTCCTGCCGAGATTGTTTTCGACAGTTTTCAATTGATTGGCCAAAACACGCGGATATTTAGCAACACTGCCATGGTTCACATTACAGGCCGAGCCAGTGACCAGTTCTCAACCATTCCTGACTTTCATGGCATCTATAAGGGTTTAATCACTAAGATACCTAATAATTATGACCCTGAAGCGTTGGGGGTGAGTATTGCTTACGTTGAACCGTGGAACGGTGGCTTAACTCCTGGGTGGCACACGAACCCTGCTTGGGTACTTTACGACCTGTTGACTAACCAACGCTATGGCTTGGCAAAGTATGCTGCCGAGATGAGTGTCAACCTGCAAGATTTTTATGAGGCAGGTAAGTGGTGTGATGAGCTTGTCCAAAACCAGTTAAACACAGGTGTTGAGAAACGCTACACCATGAACCTCACGGTGGCCGAAAATCAAACCGCTTGGGATTACTTGCAAAACATCGCTGGCTCTTTTGACGGTGTGATTTTTGACGACGGCGAAGGTAATGTTCGACTCAAAGTGGATAGATGGACAGACCCCCGTGTCCTGTTTACGCCTGAGACAATTAACCCTGAAGGTTTCAGCTATAGCTTTACGGATTTAACCACGCGCTATAACCAGATAACGGTTAGCTTCAATAACAAAGACCGAGGCTGGGAACAATCACGACGGAAAATTCCAACAGATACACAGATTATTTCCGACCCCTACTACCTTGAGAACGGCCTAGTTCCTTTCGACATGGTCGCTGTTGGCTGTATTACAGAAAGCGAAGCCTTACGCCGCGCAAAAGCTCGGATCTTGACTTCAAATAACGAGACAACCATTGTTAGCTTTACGACAACTCGCTTGGGTTTGGTTCTCGACCCATTAGAAATTGTTTACATTTCTGACCCCATGATGGGCTGGGGTGTAACAGGCCGAGTAGAGTCGATTAGCGGAAATGTTATCCAGTTACGTGATGAGATAACGGTTGCTTCCTACCCTACCTATACCAAGATGTATATTCAGACCGAAACAGGCGTTGGCTACCATACTGATGTGGTTTTACAAAGCCCAACACAGTTACTGGTTGTAGGTGACCTAAGCTTTCTTAATGATAACCACCCTGAGAATGCTCAATTCAGCTTGGCACTCTACGAGTTAGGACAGAAAGAACCTAAGCCCTTCCGTATCACATCAATCGAACCCTTAGATGGTTACGACCTATTTAGAATTACCGCCCTTGAGGTTTACAAAACTAAGTATGATGTTGTTGGCACCGACCTTGATCGAGTGATTACGATTAACGCTGACACCTTCGACCTTAACTTAAGAAAGTGGTTCTTAGACCAAGGCAACCCACAGAAGCTTTATAGTAGCGTGACCTTTATCATCGACGGTTTAGTTGAGCAGGCTCATGGAAGTTACCTGATGGTCTGTGCTTCAGCGGTAGACAGGCTGGCTTTTAAAGTTGGAGACTGGACAGGGTTACTGGGTGTCGGGGTTAAGCCTAAAGTTATTATCAAAGGTTCAGTTTACATTTATGGCCGAGGCGGTAAGGGTGGCGATGGGGGTTTTGCTTATGTTACAGCAGGCTCCTCCGCAGATGTTCTCTTAGGCTACGGTTTGTCAGGCCAAGATGGGGGGGATGCCTGCCTGTTAGACTACCCTGTGGATATTGAGGTTGAAGCAGGCGGAAACCTTCAAATCTTTGGTGGGTTCGGCGGAGGCTTCGGCGGTCGTGGAGCAGCTTTAACCGATCTTCTCTCTTTATCTCTTTCCTACCCAGTCACTAACGGTGAAGCCATAGGTCGTATGCTCCCTAGCTTTGCAATAAGCCCTTACCGCCTAGCACTACTAGCAGGGGCAGGGGGATCAGGAGGGGCACCTTTCGGCGCAGCAGGCTTATCGGGTAAAGACACTGCACCAGCGACTAACGTCCTGAAAAATTCTTTAGCCACCCCCGCAGGCACTGCTGGCACAAAGGACCTAAGTGGTACTACCTCAACTACTGCCCAAACTTACATAGGTAGTATCAGTCCACGCCTAAGCGGGGATAGATTACAGGCTGGCCCACCCGTTAATTACAATATACGCAATGGTGAAGGCCAGTGTGGACAACCCTTAACTGACTACCGAAACCCACAAGCAGTTAAAGTTAGCCCAGCCTCTGTAGACCTTCACACAACCTCGGCAAGTAGCCCAACGAACGGAAATCAAGGCGAGGGAGTTATCAATCGTGGTAACCTTACGATAACAGTTGCTCCAACAGCTCAGGCGCACTTACACTCAGATTTATATGGTTTGGAGAATTTCTGATGGCTCTTATGTCAGGCAAAACTTACAGTAACACAGGTACACCCTCCAACGCTGACGGCGTTGATGGTGACATCTTCATGCAGCTTGACGGGCTAAAAACTACTTACCGCAAGGAAGGTGGGGTGTGGACAGCTTTTGGTAATCAATTAGGTACAATTCCTGAATTTTTAAAAGGGGTAGGAGTGCCCAGCAATAGCCTAGGTGCGGATAACCAATATTACCGTGAGGTTAATACGGACGCTATCTATGAGAAACAAGCAGGCGTTTGGACAAACATTGGCTCATGGACTTCTCTTGCAGTCTCAAATTTGTTAGAAAGTAATGGTATCGGTGCTGATTTAGCGGTAACGAATATAATCCTGAATATTGATAACTTTGCAGATGAAGGAGCTGAAGGCTATTACAATGTTGATACACTAGGAGTAAAACCCTCAGCAGCAGGTTTCTGCAAAGTCTGGCGCGGGGGGAGTACACTAATCGGTCAAAGAGTCCAGACCACCACAAATCTCTGGGCTACTCGCTTCTCTACGGATGGGCTTACTTGGGGAGGTTGGCGTATTACCGCTAATCAGGACGGCGACGCAACACGGAAATTCAAGGCGTTGGCGGGTGTAGCTGCTGATGATGTTGTCGTGATGGGTCAACTGCCTGCCCAAGATACTTTTCCTCTTCAAACCTACTATAACTTTAATAACAATGGGTATCAGCAACTACCATCAGGGTTTCTTATACAGTGGGGGAGAAGCTCGACGGGGGGAAACAATTCAGTATCTTTCCCAGTGGAGTTCGACACCCTCCTCAATATTCAACTAACTCCAATATATGACACAACCATGAGCCCCAGCAGTGGTAACTCCGACTCATCGGGAGCTATCGCGCAGGTAAAAAGTTACAGCGGGGCAGGTTTTGATTTTGTGAGTGGTGCAGAGACCGAGGATGATGATGTCTTTCACAGCCGATCAGATGTTCAGGTTTACTGGTTCGCCGTAGGGTTAAAGAGTGGTTACCCTCTCTCCTAAGGAGGATACCAAATCTAAACCCAATTTTACAAAAACCCAACCAAACCTTATACTCTACTGAACTCACACCTCAGTAGAGATTAACCCTTATGGCTGCCGAAACAGCGACAACCCTCTTCGGAGTTAAACATTCCGCCCTGTTAGCAGGTTTCGTAGGAAGCTTAGTTGCTTTAACTTTCCTACGTGAACTAACACGGCTTCAAATGTTAGCAGCTCTCGGCACAGGATTAGCCACTTCGACTTACCTCACACCTTTGGCCATGTACTACTTTAGTGTCGCTCAGGACATGAATGACGGGGTAGCTTTCCTGCTGGGTGTCGTTGCCATGAATATCATCCCTGCGGTGATTGCGATTTCCGAAGCTATCAAGAATGACCCTTTAGTGATCATTAAAAAATTCATGCCAAAATAGGTAGCCTCCTATGTTCACACTTCCTTTGCTCGTCATCCTTAACACGTTTGTCTCAGCCATTATTCTTTTTGAAAGTTTGTGTATAATGAATCGAATGTCACCTCAAACAGCCCATAAATTGCGAATAGCTTACCTGCTTCTAAGCATCGGGGCTGT